GTCCTTTACCTAATATAAATAAAAACAAAAAGTCATTGATAAAATGTCAGCAATTATAACTGATCAACTGCGAATATTAAACTCTGAGAATTTTGTAGCGGGGATAGCTTCAACTACGAATAGTTACTATGCGTGGATTGGTCTTCCTAACCCAGCGGATTATCAATCTGATTGGGATTCAAATCCACCATCTCCAAAAGACTCTTTTAGTCAAGAGAATGATTATTGGGATACAATGATCGCTCTTAAGAAGTTAAATTCGGATGATATTGCAAGAGTTGTAAGAAAAATAACTTGGTCATCAGGTACAACATATGAAATGTATCGAGATGATTATTCTCGATCTAATTTGTCTCCACAAACTAGTTCAACTAATTTGTATGACACAAATTTTTATGTAATGAATCAAAATTTCCGTGTTTATATTTGTTTACAAAATGGAACAAATCCAGAAAACACATCTGGAAGACCATCTCTTGATGAACCACTGTTTACAGATTTGGAACCAAGGTCTGCTGGTGGATCTGGAGACGGATATATTTGGAAGTATCTTTTTACCATTGATCCAAATAGCATCATTAAATTTGATTCAACAAGTTTTATACCTTTACCACAAAATTGGTCTAATAATAATGATGTTGCTGCAGTTAGAAATAACGCTTCAACTAGTGGTCAGTTGAAGATTGTCACGATCACAAATCGTGGTGTTGGTTACGGAACTGCCGCAACTTACAATAATGTTCCTATCAAAGGTGATGGAAGTGGTGGTAGGTGTTCTGTAACCGTGAATGCTGCTGGTAAAATTGATTCAGTTGAAATAACTAATGGTGGGTCAGGATATACATTTGGAACAGTTGGATTAAGTAATGTTGGACTATCAAACCCAGAAGGATCCACAGACGCAGCGTTTAATGTAATAGTTCCTCCTCAAGATGGACATGGTGCTGACATATATCGAGAACTAGGTGCGAATCGTGTTTTAATATACTCTCGTTTAGAAAACGATACATCAAACCCAGATTTCATTATAGGAAATCAGTTTGCTCGTGTTGGTTTGTGTCGTGATCCTCTTGCGTTTGGATCTGATAATAAACTTACTCTTTCAAAAGCGAGTGCTGTTTATGCATTAAAACTTACTGGTGCAGGGTCTACGACTACAACATTTACAACTGATTCTGAGGTCACTCAAGAAATTGGTATTGGGTCAACCGCCGTTGGTCGTGTGATCAACTATGATGCAACAACTGGTGTTCTTAAATATTGGCAAGATCGAACAAGATCTGGTTTTAATACAGATGGCACATCTAATACAAGTTCCAAATATGGTTATGAGATGTTCAGATTTACTGCTGATCCAGCGACAGGTGCTGGCACAACAGTATTTGGTGGAACAAGTAATCTAAATATAGATACTAATTTTGGAACTTCTTTAGAACCTAGTACTTCTACTACAATAAATAGTAGGAATTACAATTTAGGAATGAGTTTTGTGAAAGGTGTTGCCAATCCAGAAGTTAAAAAGTATAGCGGTGACATCATATATGTTGATAACAGGGCTGCTGTGACTCGTAGTTCACAACAAAAAGAAGACATCAAGATCGTATTGGAATTTTAAACAATCATGCCACAGGAAACTAATCTTAACGTCAATCCATATTTTGACGATTTTGATAAAAATAATAATTTTTATAAAGTTCTTTTTAAGCCAGGAGCTCCTGTTCAGGCACGAGAATTAAGCACACTTCAATCAATTTTACAAAATCAGATTGAACAGTTTGGAACTCACTTTTTCAAAGAGGGGTCTAAAGTAATTCCAGGCAATACAACTTATGATAATAATTATACATGTGTTCAGATTGAGAGTTCTTTCTTAGGTATTCCAGTATCTTTATATACAGATCAACTTGTAGGACTTAAAATCACTGGATCTAGATCTGGTGTGACTGCAACTATTAGAAAAGTTTTGTTAGAAGATGATTCAGAAAGAGGAAATTTAACATTATACATAAAATATGTGCAATCTGGTTCAGATAATGAAACAGATGTTTTTGAGGATGGTGAAAGTTTATTAACAGGAAGTGATATTGTTTACGGTTCAAGTGTTATTTCAGCAAATGAACCATTCGCAAATACTTTGATTAGCGACTCTATTTCTTCTGGTTCTGCTTTTTCTGTTGCAGAGGGTGTATATTTTATTAGAGGCACTTTTGCACAAGTTCAAAGTGAAACTTTAATATTAGCTCAATACAGTCAAGATCCATCATTCCGTGTAGGATTTAATGTTCAAGAAGATTTTGTAACAGCTGACGAAGATCCATCTTTAAATGACAATGCAGCTGGATATACAAACTTTGCTGCACCAGGCGCTGATAGATTTAGAGTAATAATTAGTTTAACTAAAAAAGAATTAAATGATTATAATGATCAAAATTTTGTAGAGATTGCGAGAATAGAAGAAGGAAATGTACAAACATTTGTAAAAGATACTCAATATAACTTAATTAATGATACTTTAGCTAGAAGAACATTTGAAGAATCTGGAGATTACTACATTAAACCTTTTAGTGTTCATGTAAGAGAGTGTTTAGATGATGGAATTGGTAGCGATGGAATTTTTGGTGAAGAACAATTAACAGCACAAGGAAATACACCTTCTGAAGATTTATTAACAGTTAAGTTATCGCCAGGGACAGCTTATGTAAAAGGATATAGAATAGACAAACTTTCTTCAACTTTTCTTGATATTCCAAAACCAAGAACAACTAGAGAAGTAGAACAGGAATCAGTAACTTATTCAACAGGTGATCCTATTCTTGTAAACAATATTTTTGGATCACCACATTTAGGGATTGGAGGCACTGCAACAATTGCTTTAATGAATAGAAGAAGAGGAAACAGTGGAACTGAAATTGGACTTGCAAGACTTTATGACTTTAAAGCACAATCTGGTAGTTTTAAAGATGCAACCACTCAATATGAACTTCGTTTATTTGATATTAAAACATTCACTGACGTTACGGTTGGAACTGCGATTACTTCTTTATCTGCTACGGATAGAATTCAAGGATCAAGAAGTGGTGCTGTTGGTTATGTTAAAACATCTGGAACTAATGTATCCACAATTAGTCTCACTGATGTATCTGGTAAATTTGTAAAAAATGAATCTTTAATTATAAACGGAAATAGTGATGGAAGAGTGATAACTAAAGTTGATATTTTTGGAATTAATGATGTTGCATCTGTGGAAAGTGCGGTTGGAGTATCAACTTTTGCTGCTGATGTTGTTTTAGACGCTGGACAAAAATTGACCAATCTTGTTTCTGGTAATTTTCAGTTAAATTATGTATCTGGAAATGCAGGATTTACAACTGGAAGCATCACAGCTGCTGGACAAAACTTCGCTGGTATCATAACCACAAATAATATTATTAGTTATACGATTCCTGGCGAAACTGTTCCAAGATTTAACAGAATTACTGGAGTATCAGTTAGTGGTGATTCGATTAATATTGTTGGAATACCAACTGTAAGTGGAGTATGTAATGGTGGAATAGAAAACCAATCTGCACTCGCTGTAAATGATTTAATACTTAGAAGTCCATCATTTGAACTTGGAGATAATACTTTTTTAACTCCTGTTAATCATCCTTACGTTGAAAGTCTTGATGTAACAAATACGACTTTACAAATTAGAAAACAATATACAGACATAACAGTTTCTGGTAGTCAATTCACATCACCAAATGCTGGAAAAGATTTATTTTTCCAACCTTTTGATGAAGACAGATATTTTATATCTTATGATGAGGGTGGTGGAAACTATGGATCAGTGGAACCGTTAACAAGTGATCAAGTTATTATTGCCGATGATAAAAAGACAGTAACTTTCGTTGCGTTAAGTAAAGCATCAGGAAAAGCAAATCTTTTTGCAACTGTTCTAAAAACAAAAACAGTTAACAAACAGAAAAAATTAAATGAAGCAAATGTTTTAATTATTGATAGATCTTCAGATACTTCATCTGGAGTTGGAACTAATACTTCTAATGATGGTTTAACTTTTCATAATGCTTTTGGAACTAGAGTCCAAGATACAAAAATAAGTTTAAACGTGCCAGATGCTGTTCAATTGTTAGGTGTATTTGAATCTAATGATAACAATGAACCAGATTTACCATCCTTAACTTTAACTGGGTTTGACGGCCCATCTGGTACTAATGCAGACCTCATTATTGGAGAGAAATTAATAGGATTAGATGAGGGTGCAGTTGTAGGCGTAATTGAAAAATCTGGCACAGATAGCGTTGGAGTTGTAAATTTAAATGAGGAGGATCTTGATATAGGAGAAGTTGTAAGAGGTTCAAAATCTGGAGTTACTGCAACAGTTACTAACATTTTGTCGGGAGATCGAGATATCACCGATTACTATCAATTAAACACTGGATTAAAACCAACTTATTATGATTATTCATTTATTGAAAGAAGTAAAGACTTAGAAGAACCAGAAAGAAAATTAAAAATTGTATTCAAAAACTTTTTTGTTGAAGAATCAGATACAGGAGATTTCTATACCGCATCAAGTTATCCCTCTGGTACTAGACCTTTAATTACTCCCGATCCAGATCATGCTCAACTTCTAACAGACTTAATAGATTTACGACCTAGAGTTGCAAATTACGATCCATCTGTCTCTTCATCATCTCCATTCACTCATTCCTCTAGAAGTTTTACAACTAATGGAGATGCGTCTTTAAATCCTTTAGTTTCTGATGAAAGTTTAATTGTAAATTATAATTACTATTTGGGTAGACATGATACATTATTCTTGGACAGAAGTGGTGATTTCTTATATGTTCAAGGAGTCCCATCAGAAAAATTACTACCACCTAGAGCAAATGGAGATGCACTTGAGGTTGCAAATATAATTCTCCCTCCATACACAGCCGATGCATCAGAGGCATTTGTAGATAGGACAAAACATAAACGTTTTACTATGGCTGACATAGGAAGACTTGAAGAAAGAGTAGAGAATGTAGAATATTACACAAGATTATCCTTACTTGAACTTGATACCAGCACATTAGAAATTACTGATGCCAATGGGTTAAATCGTTTCAAGTGTGGTTTCTTTGTTGATAATTTTAAAAGACATGATGGTCATCAGATAGCTCATCCAGATTTTAGTGCAAGTACAGACGCTGATGAGGGTTATTTAAGACCTGGCCACTTTACAACATGTATTGATTTAGTGCCTGCATCTAAATCTAAATTTGGTCTTGAGGGAGTTCCTAAGAAAAAGAAAACAGATTTAAAGTATGTGGATGACATATCTGGAGCAAATAATAGAAAGACCTTAAATGCAATAACTCTTGATTATGAAGAGGTTGTGATGATAGAACAGGTGTATGCATCTCGTGTTGAAAATGTTAACCCTTATCTAATTGCATATTATGATGGTGATTGCATGTTAGTGCCTGACTCAGATACATGGGTGGATACTAAAAAAATAGATGCATCTATTATATACGACACTAGTGAATATGATTTAATGGCGTTAAAACATGGTATTAATAAAAAGACAGGATTAAGTGAAGTTGATTGGAAGGGTTGGGAAAAAACATGGACAGGCAAAAAAGTTAAAAAGGTTTATACGGAAACTACAAAGGAAAAAATTGGAAAAATAAAACCAAAGAAAGCTAAAAAACTTGGTGCTAAGTTACAAATAAAGCAGATTGCTAATAGTAAGATGACCAAGAAGATAAACGGCAAGTGGATGCCAAAGGACAAAGCGCTAATAACTAAAGGAGTATTAGAAACAAAACAAAAATATAAGGATATTAAGGTTACAACTAAGTACTCTAAAGAAGGTATTCAAAAGAAACTTACTTCAAAAACTACCGAAGAGGTGATTGGTGAAAAAGTGGTAAGTAGTGATATTGTTCCTTATATGAGGAAAAGACAGATTGAAGTTACTGCGACTGGACTTAAACCACTCACTCGTTTTTATCCATTCTTTGATGGTAGATTAATGGATGCTTATTCTTCTCCAAAATTAGTTGAGATAGAAATGGTGGAGGGTGTATTTGAAGTTGGTGAGACAGTTGAAGGTGTAATTGACTTTGGAAAGAAAACCACAAAATTTGGTGGTGGTAAAAAGGTGCATGCTCCTATGTTTAAAAAAGGAGTAAAGGATGAAATAGTTGTAAGAATATGTCAACCAAACCATAAAGAAGGGCCTTTTGATGCACCAAAGAAAACTTATAAACAAAATCCTTATAACCCAGAACAAAATATTCCATCAAAATATTCTTCATCCTCAACTTTACTAAACATCGATACATTTAGTTTGGTTAACATGGTAGATGATGAATTTCTTGGAAGAGTTCGAGGTGGTATGAGGTTAATTGGTGAGACAAGTGGTGCTGAGGCGATTGTCAGAGGAGATTTAAAAAAAGAGAAAGCAGGTCATCGAAACAGGTATATAAGTGATGAACACGGATATTTAAAATTGGTTTTAAGTATTCCAGATCCAAAGGAAAAGAAGGCTCCTAAATTTGAGACTGGAGTTAAAAACTTTAGATTAACAACAAGTCGTGAAAACTCAGAAATTGGAGGAACTGTTAGTAGTCATGCAGAGGCTGATTTCCATGCACAAGGAACTTTAAACACAGTTCAAGAAACAATTTTAAGCACAAAAGTCCCCAAAATTAAGAAACTTACTGTTACAGATCAAAAGACTATAAACAAGGTCATAAGTAAAAAAGTAGGAAAAGGTGAAAAGACATTTAAAGGTGTTCAATACTATGACCCTCTTGCACAAACCTTTAGAGTTGATGAACAAACTGGTGTTTTCTTAACATCTGTGGATGTATACTTTAGAAACAAGGATGATCAACTTCCAGTTACCATGCAAGTTAGAACTGTTCAAACTGGTTTCCCAACATCTGAAATACTACCATATAGTGTTGTTTCAAAAGATCCTGATGAAGTTAATATATCTGAAGATGGCACTGTTCCAACCACTTTCACATTTGACTCTCCAGTTTATGTTCAAGGAGAACAAGAATATGCATTTGTTTTAGTTACACCATCTGAAAATTACTTTGCTTGGATTTCAAGAATGGGT